GGTGGTGTTGTTGTGATCTTTGATAAGGATCTACCGCGCAAGTTGTGTGGCATTCACGCCGCAGGACAGCACGATAGTAAATATCAAGGTATTGCACAACCCATCACACAGGAGCTAATTGAGAAGATGAAGAGTAAGATGAAGAATGTAGAGATGAGTTCGAAACATTGTCCGAATCCAGTGGTTGGTAAAGACGTAGTAGTTATCAATCAGATGGTTTCGGATAGTGTTGGCGAATTGTATTACAAGACAGGTATTCAAGGAAACTTTTATTCATTTGGTAAATCAGTAGATAAGACTTATGCAGCGAAGAATTCGAGAATATTCCCTTCAAAATTACATGGAGTTATAGCAGAACCGAGTATGAAACCTGCTTTTTTGTGTCCCACCATCATTGGAGAAACATTAGTTGATCCAATGGTGATGGCACGTAAGAAGGCAGATACAGGAGTCCCCCCAGTTGATATGCAGTTGACGAATAGTTGCACCAATGATGTTGCTCAGATGATATGTAGAAACATTGCATCGGAAGATGCTGTGGTTCTTTCATATGAGCAAGCTATCGTTGGTGTTACTGGAGATGAATTCAAACCTTCAATAAATCGATCGACATCCCCAGGATATGGTTGGCCGAAGTTTGGTAAAGGGAAAACCCTTTATCTCGGCGTAGATTCATTTAAGTTAGATCACCCATTAGTTGTTGAGAAGTACGGAGAAATGTTGTCTAAATGTAAGAGTGGTGAAAGACCATCAATCCTTTGGGTTGACACGTTGAAAGACGAGCGAAGACCCATAGAGAAAGTGAACGCTGGTAAAACACGTTTATTTTCAGTAGGAGAGATGATTTACACCATTCTATTTAGACAGTATTTCTTGGGATTTACAGCGCATATGATGCGCAATCGAATTACAGTTGAATCGTGTGTCGGTTTGAATGTTTATGACAGAGATTGGGACCGGTTGGCGAAGAAGATACAAGAAGTTGGACCTTATGTGATTGCAGGTGATTTTGCAAATTATGATGGAACGTTGAATGCAGAGTTTCTTTGGAAAGTGCTGGAAGTGATCGAAAGATTTTACCAAGGCACTCAAGAAGAAAAAGAAGTGAGATGTGCGTTGTGGAGCGAGATCGTCAATTCTATTCATGTAGTTGGATCAGATGTTTACATGTGGTCGCATTCTAACCCTTCAGGTTGTCCGATCACTGCTATTTTGAATTCAGTTTATCATTCCATTTCGGCACGATACGTGTTTTTGCTTTGTGCGTCAAAATATAGTATGGAGAATAACGATCTTGGTGTATACCGATCGAAAATTCGACATATTAATTATGGCGATGATGATGTGTGGAATATATCACCCGAGATAATCGAGTGGTTCAATCAACACACCATCTCTGAGGCGTACCAAGAAATTGGTATGACTTACACAGATGAAGCGAAGACAGGAATCGTGGCGAAATGGAGAAACATGTCGGAAGTAAATTTTTTGAAAAGGAAGTTTAGATATGACGAATTTCAGAGTCGTTACCGAGCCCCCCTATGTTTGGAAACC